AAACCTTATATTTATTTAGATAAGGATGAAGCAGAAGAAGCTCAAAAAAGATTCATGACTTATCAAGACAGAGGGGATGTGGACACAACACTAAGAAGAACACCTGTTACTGCACCAGCTCCTGTAGTAGAAGCTCCTGTATTCGCTGGCGGTCCTGGTGGTGCTAAAACTATGCCAGCTCCAGCACCCGTTCCTGTAGCTCCAGCTTTTGACCAAATCGATGTAGCGGGTTCATTAGCTGCTGGCGCAGTTCCATCACAGCAAGATATTTTACGAGCCTATGCACCATATTTACTGGGTTCTCCAAAACCAGAGGTTACTTTAAGTAAAATTAAAGCTTTAGAAGATGCTGGTTATGTTTTAGAAGGAGCTGCGCCAACTAGCGATATAAAAATTGTTCCCAATGAATACAGAGGTGACGGTGGCAGTTTTGTACCTAAAGTACCACAACCACCAGCACCTGTAGTGCCTCAATCAATGCCTTCTATGCCATCATTACCGTCTGCAACACTTCCAACGCTTCCAACGCTTGGCAGTAAACCTAGCTTAAGAACAATGCCTATGATGGATGATCCTAGGGAGAGATAAACAAACATAGGCAGGAGAGAGCCAATGGATGCTGTAAATTTAGCAGAATATTTATTCAAGACTTTAAGACAAAGAGAACAGAACGCGGTTGACATAATTGCAAGTGGCAATATAAAATCGATGGAGGACTACAAATACGTTATGGGAGAGTTGTCGGCGATTCGCTCACTCATACAAGATTTACAAGAAACGCTGCATATGGATGATATCGATGAATGAAAAAGTCGCAAAAACAGAATTTGAAAAACATAAAGAAAAACTTGCACAAGAAAAGGTTTCAGAGCTAGACAAAGCTTTTGTAGCCCCAGAAGAAAAAGTACTCGATCCAGAGTTACTCAATAAATCCCTACTAGACAGAATGCCCAATCCATCAGGATGGCGTTTGTTGGTATTGCCATATAAAGGCAAGGGAGTTACAGAAGCTGGAATTCAATTAGTAAAAGAAACCGTAGATAGAGAAGCTTTATCTACAGTCATCTGCTATGTGTTAAAGGTTGGACCTTTATCTTATAAAGACGAAAACAAATTTGGCAGTGATGCCTGGTGTAAAAAAGGGGACTGGATTTTAATAGGCAGATATGCTGGAACTCGTTTTAGATTGGAAGATGACCATGAGGTTAGAATCATTAACGATGATGAAGTCATAGCTACCATATTAGACCCGGACGATATTAAATCTTTATAGGAGTAAATAATGGCAGAAGAAGCGCAAAACATTGAAGAAGTAGAAAGCATTGATATAGAAATCACAGATGAGAAGATAGAGAAAGCAGCAGTACCAGAACACAGAAGAGTAGAAGATGAGGTTCAAGACAATGCAGTTAATATTGTTTTAGATCAAAATAATGAAGTTACTCCAGTTACTGATGATGAAATCAAAGAAGATTTTGAAGTTTCTCCTCAAGTAGAAGAAAAAGCAAAAGATCAATCAGATATAGAGAAGAGAGCATCTCTTGCACAAAACAGAATCAACAAAGCAGTAGCTCAAGCCAAAGAGTTTCAAAGAAGAGAGTTAATGGCTGTTCAATATGCTAAAGATCTTAAAGAACAGAATGATCAGTTAAGACAGTCCCAAAAGTCTTTTCAAAATAGTTACGGAGATGAATTTACGAGTCGTGTTGAATCTCAAATAACTTTAGCAAGACAAGCCTTAAAAACAGCTACTGAGTCTCAGGATCCTGATGCAATAGCTACAGCTACTGAGGCTTTAACAATGGCTACTTCAGATAAAGCTAGACTTGAACAATATAGGCAAGACCAAAAAAGGTATGAAGAACAAGAAGCAGCCTATAACGAACAGGTTCAAAACCAACCAAATTATCTTGAACAACAACAACCAATTCAACAATATGATGAGCCATCAGACAAAGCTCAGACTTGGGCTAAACAGAATACTTGGTTTGGAAAAGACCAAGTTGCTACCTCAGTTGCCTTTGCAGTTCATAATCAATTAGAAAATGAAGGCTTTGACACTGAGTCTGATGAGTACTACACTGAATTAAATAACAGAGTGCAACAAGAGTTGCCTCATAAATTTAACGTGGAAGCGAACAAGAAACCCGTCCAAACAGTCGCTTCAGCCACACGCAATACATCGACAGGACGCAAACAAAATCGTATCGAGTTGACACCGAGCGAACAAGCACTAGCTAAGAAGCTTGGAGTGTCATTTAAAGATTACGCAATACAAAAAGCGAGGTTAGAAAGATCATGACAACAGAAGTAAAAGAAAACGCAGTTAAAGAAGAAGATGTTAGAGCTTCAAGAAGTTCTGACACTAGAGCAAAAGACGACAGACCAAAAGTCTGGAAAATGCCTTCTGCCTTAGAACTTCCAGACGAAGCTATTGAATTAGCTGAATCTCAAGGTTTAACTTATCGTTGGATTAGAGAGTCTATACTAGGACAAGATGACAAAACGAATGTCTCAAAAAGATTTCGTGAAGGATTCGAGCCAGTTAGACCAAATGAACTTCCGGGATTCCATGATTTGCCTACAGTCGATGATGGTCGACATGCTGGAGTTATAGGGGTGGGTGGATTGATACTGTGCAAAATTGATAAAACTATCGCAGATCAAAGGAATGATTTCTTTGAACAACAAACCCAAAACCAAATGACTGCCGTAGAGAACGACCTAATGCGTGAAGAGAATCCTTCGATGCCAATTTCAAGTAAAATGTCATCAAAGGTTACTTTTGGTGGAAGTGGTAAGTAATTACTATTTCTAGAATAAATATTAACTAGGAAACTATTATGGCAAATATAAATGCTAAATTCGGTTTAAGACCTATAGGAAAACTTGGAAGTGCTGTTAACAGTACTGGAACAACTGAGTACGATATTCTTACAGGTACAACCGGAAGTATCTTTACAGGCGACCCAGTAAAAATGGTTAACACAGGTGGCATAGCTGTCGCTGCTGCTGGCGATTTACTATTGGGAGTCTTTCAAGGATGTAGATATACTGATTCGGCTGGAGATGTGATTTACTCATCTCACTATCCGACAGCAACTACATCTAGTGACATCGTGGCTTTCGTGGTTGACGATCCTGATACTTTGTTTGAAGTTCAAAGTGCTGCTACGGGTAGTGTCGTACAAACAGTTGTCGGTTTAAACGCTGACATTGTTTACACTGCTGGTGATACAACAACTGGTAGATCTAATGTAGATCTCAGTGGCACTATGGCTACAGGCACAGCTCAGTGTAGAATTATTGGATTCTCCAATGACCCAGAGAATAATGCTCTAGGTACTGGAAGTCTTTCTACATACGTCAACATGATTGTTAAAATTAACGAGCACCTCTATGCTCAAACTACAGGAGTTTAGTAATGGCGATTAATCGATCACAACTAGCAAAAGAGCTAGAACCAGGGCTAAATGCTTTGTTTGGAATGGAGTATGACCGCTATGAAAACGAACATGCTGAAATCTTTGAAACTGAGTCTTCGGACAGAGCTTTTGAAGAAGAAACATTAATCGTTGGTTTCGGGAATGCTAAAGTAAAAGCTGAAGGAAATGCAGTTGAATTTGATTCAGCTTCAGAAGGCTTTACTTCTAGGTATTCACACGAGACTATAGCGTTGGCTTTTGCTCTCACAGAAGAAGCGATAGAGGATAATCTTTATGACCGCTTGGGAGCCAGATATACCAAGGCGTTAGCAAGATCTATGGCTCATACTAAGCAAGTAAAAGCAGCTGCTGTTTTGAACAATGCTTTCTCATCCAGTTTTACTGGTGGAGACGGTAAAGCACTTGTCGCTACTGATCACCCTTTAGCTGGTGGCGGTACTTTAAGCAACAGGCCTAGCACTTACTCTGACTTAAATGAGACTTCATTAGAAGATGCGTTGATTTCTGTATCAACTTTTACCGATGATAAAAGCATGATTCTTGCCCTACAAGGCAGGAAGCTAATCATTCCACCACAATTACAATTTGTGGCGGATAGACTGCTTCAAACACCGGGCAGAGTTAATACGTCTGACAACGACATCAATGCTATTAAGAATATGGGCATGGTTCCAGAAGGTTATTCAGTTAACCATTTCTTAACAGATAATGATGCGTGGTTCTTATTAACAGATTGTCCTGATGGATTTAAACACTTCGAGAGATCTCCTCTTTCAACTTCTATGGAAGGTGACTTTGATACTGGCAACGTCAGATTCAAAGCAAGAGAAAGATACTCATTTGGATTCTCGAATCCAAGAGCAGTGTTTGCATCTCAAGGGGCGTAAGTTCTTTAAAAGGAAAGGGAGCTTCGGCTCCCTTTTTTTTGTTTTATTTTTAAGAACATCTGTTATACAATCAAAGAGACTAGGATAATTATTTTGTTCTATCGACTGACCTAGCAGACAAGCCAAGACGATAGAATCTATTTCCAAAGGAGGAAATTATGGCAAATTCAACATTCAGCGGACCGGTTAGGTCTGAAAATGGTTTTAAAGTAATATCAACAAATAGCACTACTGGTGCAGAAACTGATGTAGTAGATATTGCATCTACAGGTATTGTTACTAACAAATATTCAAAACACGTAGGTTTTGCAACTGGCGTAACAGTAAATACTACAGCAGGTGATTCACCAACTATAGGTGAATTTACGCAACCAGCTAACACAATCATTACAGACATTAAAATTTTCTGTGATGTTTCACCAGTAATAGGTACTGGAGATATTGGTTATGAAGTAGGTACATCTTCTTCTGGTGCACAAATTGTTGCAGCTCAAACTGATGAAATACTTGATGGTGGTACAACTGTTGCTGCACATAACGTAACTTTGACTAGCTTGGTTCTACAAACTCAAGATGACACAACAGCTCCAGCTTCTGTTCAATATACAGACACTGCAAGAACTATTTACTGCAACATTACTAATACAGTAGATGCTACAACCGCAGGTTCGTTTACGTTCATTATTGAATATACGCAAATAGCGTAAGGGGTAAATTATGACAGGTAGAATGACAGGCTCAGATGTCCAGGGTAAGTTTATTACTGCGGACACTCAGGCTTTAGATGCCGATGGAATATCAGCAGCAGCAGCTGTAGGCAATAACGCAGCACTCACAATAGGTGGTGCGTTGGCTTCTGGCGGTTCTTGTACCTTTGATTCAGGAAGAGTAGTCACTATTCTTTCTGCTGGAGATGACTCAACAAAGTCATTTACTGTTACTGGCACAGATGTTAACGGTGATGCTCAAACAGAATCCATAACAGGTGCAAACGCTGGTACTGCTACTGGAAGTAAATACTTTAAAACAGTAACTGGAATATCAGCAGTCGGTAACCCGGCTGGAAACGTATCAGCAGGAATTAATAATTCAGCTGCAGACGTTGTTTTTGCAGGAAGAGCTAGATTGCAAGGTTTAAACTTAGTTTGTTCTGGAAATGCTGGAAACATTGATTTCTTAACAACATCTCCAATAGGAACTAGTTTGTTTAAACTTGGATCTGTAGGTTCAGCTACAACAACTAGAGATATAACCATCCCTGATAATGGATTGTTATTTACTGATGGTATTTATATTCAGTATACGCAAAGCACCTTTGGCACTATGACAGCGTTCTATGCATAATGCCTACTCGTCAAAAGCCAATAAGGCGAACAACCGCAGGTAAAAAGGCTAATTACCGCCCTACTAAAAGTGGGGCTGGTATGACTAAAAAGGGTGTTGCTGCTCATCGTAGAGCAAATCCAGGATCTAAACTTAAAACAGCAGTAACAGGAAAAGTTAAGAAAGGCAGTAAAGCAGCTAAAAGACGTAAGTCTTATTGTGCTAGATCAGCCGGACAGATGAAGAAGTTTCCTAAAGCAGCTAAGAACCCTAACTCAAGATTACGTCAAGCACGTAAAAGGTGGAAATGTTAAATGACTAATTCAGGCACAAAGAAAAAAGTTAAGAAAGTAATAAAAGGTTTAAAGAAAGCCAGTAAGACTCATGCTAAACAGGCTAAGACGCTTGAAGCTGTTGGCTTTAAAAAAGGCGGATCTGCAAAAAGTGGGGGAAAGATTTGCCCATCAGGTAAAGCTTGGGCTAAAAGAACATTTGATACATATCCTTCTGCATATGCAAATATGGCAGCGTCAAAGTATTGCAAAGATCCAAACTATGCAAAAAAGTCTAAAGCAAAGAAAATGAAAAGAGGTGGTCTTGTTAACATAAAAGGCCAAGGCATTGTAATGAGAGAAAGACTTAGGTAATGGGACAGCTTAAGGAATGGCGAGAACAAAATTGGGTTAGGATTGGTACAGACGGTTCTATTAAGGGACCATGCGGTACTAGCAAAGATAAAAAGAATCCAGATCGTTGTCTGCCTAAAGCTAAAGCAAATAGCTTATCAAAATCAGAAAGAGCTAATACAGCTCGTAAAAAGAAAGCAGCCGGGCGAAAAGGTAAGACTGTTGTTGCTAATACAAAGAAAGCTAAAGTTAAATTAAAAAAAGGTGGAGAGGTAAGAAGAATTGCTAGAGGATGTGGTAAAGTTATGTCCGATAGAAGAAAAAGAACCA